TTAAATTATAAATTTATAAATAATATGTAAATGATACATATTCTTGATTTAAAAAATTCTGACGATCTAGAAAAATTAAAAAAATTTAGCGAATTAGAACACCCAAGTACATTTCGATATTTCAAAAATAGAGATTTTTTAAGCTATACAAACACATGTTATAACATTAATGCATTCAGTTATAGGTTACGCACATATAGATTACGATATACATTCAAATAGACATTATCTCAGTATATGTGTATTAACAGAACATCAAACAAAGGGTATTGGAACAAAATTAATGGATATATTATTAAAATTATTTACAGATGATATTTTTTTAACAGTTGATACAGGCAATACGATTGCTATAAAATTATATGAAAAATATGGATTTGTTTCAATTGAAAATAATAATAATTATATAATATATAAACGATCAAAAGACTTCGTTTTGCCAATATCATTAGGAGAAGCGGTCGATAAACTTACAATTTTAGATATCAAACTGGAAAAAATTAAAGATAATTCTAAACAAATAGATTGCAAAAAGGAGTTTGATTCCATTCATTTAAATATATACAATTACATTCGTGACAGTGAGTATTCTTATTTATATAAATGGTTAAAATATATAAATAATGAAATATGGGTCTTACAAGATAATATAAGAGAATACAAGTTATATTCTAAAGAAAATTTTAATAGAATGGTAGAGCACGATTGCTCTTGAGTATTACTTAACAATTTTGATTCATTTGATCATATAATGATTAATTCTAAAACGTTTGAAAGCTCATTCGTTGTAATTTGGATTTATCCAAACTTCATTATGTGCGCATTTTCCATCAAAAATAAATCCCCTTTCTTTTAACAAATTTCTCACTTTATCGTCATCCGATATGCCAAGTGTTTCTACAAGAATAACATGTACGGGTATAGACCAATCCATGGACAACAGAACATCATATTCGTGTCCTTCTACGTCCAATGAAAAAAAATCAATACGAGAAACGTTTGCATGTTTTAATATATTAGATAACTTATTTGCATATACAGAAATCTTATATGAATTTTTGTGCCATGTATTTTTGAAATATTCATCTGCGGTATAGTCAACCGAAGATACTGCAGGAACATGTGGATTAATAATCATATTTACTACACCTTGAACAGAACTAACCGCAGAATTATAACATTTTGACTTTGGTCTATTGCGTTCGAGACTTTTAAACATTTCAGGGTGCGGTTCTATTAACACGCCCGACCAATCTAAGGTATCTTCAAAAAACTTAGTATTGGAATAAATTATCCCGTCCATGGCACCCAATTCTAAAAATATACCCGATCGTTTGCCCTTGAAATATTTTTCATATATAATTTTATCTTCACCACATTGCGAGTAGAACATTTAATTGTTATATTTTACAATGTTTAAATATCACTTGATTTACATCAAAAAAACAGGTCTTGCAGTTCTATGCTGTTTGAATAAAAATATCCCACCGTCTATAATGGTGTCAATTTGATTCTCTCGCAAGGGTTCACTTGGAATAATATGATTTACGTTTGTATATCATATTAATCCAGCGTATTTTATTTAATTTTTATACAAAAATACACACAGCAAGTAAATCGCGTTTAGTTGCTGTACGCCAGGCCGCCCATACCAGACATCACACGCAGCACGTTGTAGTTGACAGCATAGACACGCACCTTCGCCGTGCGCTGGTTACGCACCGTGTTCACCGACAGCGTGAGGTTCAGCGTCGCCTTGTCGATACGCGAGAAGTTGCACGTACCGCTGGGCTGGTGCTCCTCCGGCTTCAGCGCAAAGGAGTACACATTGATACCCGTCGACGGCGTGCGCGTGTGGTGCTGCCACGGCTGCACCTTGTCAAAGTAGCGACCCTCGCGCTCGGAAAAACGATCCTGGCCGTTCAGTTGGATCTTGGCAACCTCCACCGGGTTCTTGCCCTCGCACTTCACACCAGAGGCAAGGATCACCTTTGCCAGCAGATAGTTCGTCGTGCCCTCGAAGAACTGATCGTCACCCGCGCCATCAGTTTGATATATCTCGCTGCCCGTCGTTAGACCCGCACCAGACGCGGCACCCACCCCCGGCAGGTACACGGCGCCATACGTGAATGATGCACCGCTGCCCGCACCGCTGCCCGCAGACACGCTGAACGCCGGTATACCGGCGGCACTACCATTCCCATTCGTCGCCAGTGCACCGCGGCCCAGAACCGCAGTCACGATGCCCTCTGTATTCCAGTCATCCGTGTAGTTGAACGGCTGCTGACCCAGCGCCTCGCTGATCCACGGCGTAGGCGGAGAGTTGCAGTCAACAAACGAATCGCGCTGCACAACCCACACGAGCTCCTTCACCGGGTGGTTGAAGTTCATCTGGATCTTGTTGCTTGACGCAGTCACCGTCTCGTCGCCCGTGAACTGGAGCTGATCGATCAGGTACTCGTGGCTCTGCTGGGCAAAGCGACGACGCTCCTCCGTATCCAGGTACACGTAGTCAACGTAGAGAGACGCCGCTACCAGCTGGAGCTGGGAGATGGACGTCACGCCATTGCCCAGATTCAACGACGTCTGTACGGCGACCTTGCCCACACCGGTGTTACGGTCGGCGTAGCAGCAATTGTAGTTCTGCTCAAAGTCTACATTGATGCGCACCTCGTGGTACTGCAGAGCGATCAGTGGGATCGCCAGACCCGGATTGCGGCAGTACCAGAACTGCAGCGGGATGTACAGCGTTTTCAGCGGCGTGCCCGCGCGGGACAGACAGCTGTTCGTCGCCTCGGAGGCGGCGCACGTAGCATCCATAGCCACACCCGCACCGTCTTTCAGGAGCACGAGGTCAGCGGAATTGCCCACCATGTCGTCAAAGGACTGCTGGGTGCCCGTGGGCTGCGTGAGCTGGGTCCAGATCTGCATCCAGTCACCATATTGACGATCAATGCGGGAACCACCGATCTCAATCTCCACCTGCTTGATCAGACGATGACCCACGTAATTCAGCCAGCGGAAACGCACATTGGGATCCGCGAGCGTGATCTGCGGGAGCGTCACCTGGATGTACGTGCGGTACATCAGATCTGCGTTACGGGAGATCACGGCAGTCACACGACGACCAAAGTCGGCCTGGCCGTTGAACGTAACCTCGATTGCCTCCATCGCAAAATTGGTGTGGCGCTTGTAGAGCACCTTCCAGAACGTAATCTGGGGATTGCCAGAGATGTAGATATCCTGCGCACCATACGACACAAGCTGCATTAAACCTCCACCCATTTGTTTGTATCAAGTTGAGAAAAAAATTACAGGTGACGCGGACGCATTAAATATGCGCGCATTTAGGTAAAAATATTTTCTTTGTTAAATATTCTATTCATACCAACAAAAAGTGTCTAAAATAATCTGGATCATCAAAAAACAAATTTTGAATAAATATACGTCTGTCTCCAAAAGGAGAAAATACACGACAATATGCCCCGGGAAGTTTTATTCCGTCAAATGAATACAGAGAAAGATAATTATCATAATAAACTATATCATTTGAAGGATCTAATATAATATGGTCATTTTCCCACCTGAATGCTTTGTATCCCTTCCAATGTACACAATGAAATCCAGGATACTTGTCTAGAAATGAATAATCTTTTGTCGGTTTCCACTTGGAAGGAATCTGAACACTTAAAAAAGGTATCCAAACATACGTAAATTTCATAAATGGTATAGTATCCATTAGACTGTGTGGTGTCAAACGCAATTCAAACATGAAGGTAATTGGACCATATAATTCTTTGCATACATGTGCCATTGTTAAAATCAAGTGCTTTGATAGACCTTCTCCCCTAAATTGCTCACATACAAAATTATAACATACATAAATCATTTTTCTTGATCTTGATGACCCGATAAAGTGTCCATATTTTGCAAGAAGAATGCCTTTTTGCGGTATCCAAAACAATAAATCATTTTTTTCAGCTGGATTTCTTTTGATAGAAAATATGTCTGTCCAAATAGAAATACACCAAGATTGGATGTTATGTGGAACGTCTTTCCATCGTTTCCATTCTACACCAGGATACGCCGGATATTCTTGATTCCGATTGATAAATGTAAAATCTGGACCTCGTATGTTTCGTTGTATGGGTAAACTTTCCCACATTTCTTACTTCCCATCAATATAGTAATGAAGGAATATTTACCCTACGTTTTTATATTTCTTGTTGTTGCGGGGCTGTGGTTATTAAAACAGGTTTATCAAAAAGAACGAGAAATGTTTGATAACAAGAGTGAAGGAAACAAGGAGACAGATGTACGGGAAGATTATACAGATATCTATGATGATTTTTATGCCTCTGTTTACGATAAATTATTCAGCATTCCTGAAAGAGTCTCATTTGAAAAGGCATCCATTCGTGAATATGCTCTCTCAGGTTGGCCGAAAAAAGAAATAAAACTGTTAGATGTATGCTGCGGAACGTGTCCGTTGGCAGATTATTACTGTAAGGATGGCGTTGATTTTGTCGGAGTTGACACATCAGAAGCGATGCTGAAAAAAGCCCGCGCAAAATGTAAATCGGGCAGATTTTATAAGGGCGACATTACTCGCGTAGAGACTTTTCCGCCCAAGTCATTTTCACATGCAACGATGCTTTATTTTTCAATTTATCAATTTAGTAATCCAAAGCTGGTTCTTGATAATATTTATTCCTGGTTAAAACCCGGAGGAATATTGGTTCTTCATATTGTAGATCCTAATAAATTTGACCCTATATTGGATGCCGCTTCGCCGTTTTTAGCGTTTTCTGTTCAAAAGTACAGCACTGAAAGAGTTATTGATTCAGATGTCTTTTTTGATAAATTCAAATACAAAAGTAGATTTATAAAAGATCCTCATGAAGACGAGGCAAGGTTTGAAGAAGTATTTGAATTTCCAGACAAGTATCGAGAACACAATCATAGGTTGTATATGCCAAAAATACCAGACATGTTAGATATCGTTAAATCTTCTGGATTCACACGACATGAAATGGTTGACATGACTTCGGTTGGTTATGAGTATCAATATCTTGTCTATCTCAGTAAATAATGTTCTCCAAAAATACCCGCAATCAAACAGGAGGCGGTGGAGCAGATTGGTCTACATTCCCCGCAACGCAAAACGTTGATATGGATGATTATGACTTTTCAAATGTTGGTGGTCTAAATAATTCTGCGACTGCAACTTCTGGTTATGTATTAACTATTTCAATCGATAAGAGTCTAGTTTGGGCAGCAGCAGGAGGGGGGACTGCATCTGCGTGGTCTACATTCCCCGCAACGCAAAATGTAGATATGAATAATTATTCATTAATAAAAGTATCAAATGTTTCATTACAAAAGATAAACGGTGCTTCATACCCTCAGACACTTGGAACTACTGGGCAGGTGTTAACGATATCTTCGACAGCAAATACTTTGTATTGGACAACAGCAGGCGGAGGAGGAAATATAGCAGATTGGGCAACATGCAATGCTATCCAAAATGTAAACCTGTCCGGGTATTCTATTTCAAATATTTCGAATGTATCTACTGGAACAGTAACTGCCAGCAGTGATATATTTATTCGTGGTGTTTCTGTTTCCGGAAGTATAACCACACTATCGGGCACTGTATCTAATTTATCGGGCTATGTAAACACAATTTCAGGGGCTCAATTCTGGTCTACATTTCCTGCAATACAAAACGTTAACATGTCTGGGTATTCTATTTCAAATATTTCCGCAGCATTTATTTCAAATAATGTTACTATATCGGGAATAACAACACTGTCTTCTGCAACTGTGAGAAATGCACTCAATGTATCTGGTTTAACAACTCTGTCATCTCTCGTTGTTACTGGTGATTTATCAAGTGCTAGAACAAATTACAAGTATTCAAATGTCATGTATGTCATGTCCAATGGAAACGATACAACTGGTACTGGAAGTATATTGAACCCGTTTGCGACATTATCCAAAGCAGTGTCTGTTTTAGAAAGTCAAACTCTTGATTACGATCAACAAGGTGTAATTTATCTTGGTCCGGGGGAATTTAATTTCAATGACGGAATTACAATTACAAAGGGATATTTGACAATCAATGGACCCACTATGCACAACAACCAACCACAATACATGACACCAATCGGCCCTATTACGATAAATATAACTGGACAAACCGCGACATATGACCAAAACCAAGTAATTTTGAATGGATTATTTATTACAGGTGGTGCAACCGGAGGAAGCCCTGCTATTACAAATAATTCTACATCTCCGCACAATCTTGTAATTAAAAATTCATTGTTGAATGGCAAGAACCGGATTATCAATCAAACAGCATCAAACGCAACAGGAACACGATTCATTATGCAAGATTGTAAAGTACAACAAGATACGTCTGCTACATCTACTTCATCTGTTCTTCTATTAAGCGGAAATGCATGGGTAACAATTGATAGGTGTGAAATAACAACTGCAAACAAGGGAGCGCCAATTGAACTTGCAGGAACAACTTGGTTGCGCGGTCTTGCAAATTCATTAATCATATGTACTCTATCATCTGCGACAGAGACCCCTCCGATTGTAAATGTAGCGTCATCAGCTGTATTATTACCTCATACATTTGCTTCGAATATATTCTTCTACCAAGCGACAAACACAAAGTTTACACAAAGTGCGTGTGCAATTGCGTTTACAAATACTAGTAATTTAAATTCTAACGGAGCAACTCCCGCAATTATTCAACTCTACAATAATATATTTCAACTCACTGGAACCAATGATAGTACAAATTATGTATTGAAAACTTATAATTCAAATAATATATATCCCACTAACAGTTTATATGTATTTCGTGCGAATAACAAAGTCTATCAGGCAACCGGAGTATCGTATGCTTCTATAATTGATCCGTCTATTAGTACAAGCGCAATATCAAATCTAATCGGCCTTGGACCAAATGATCCAGATACCGGAAGCAATTGGTCAAGTTTTCCTGCAATACAAAACGTCAACATGTCTGGGTATGTAATTTCAAATATTTCCGCAGCATTTATTTCAAATAATTTGAATGCGTCTGGATTGGTCACTGTATCTGGGTTAACTGTTCAAAATTTATTGACAGTAGGCAGCAATATTTCAGGGGTCACATCAATCAACGGAACAACCGTAGGAATCAATTCAGCAAGAAATACGATTACTATTGGAAATGGTGTTGGAACACATGTCAGCGCAAGTAGTATTGTATACATTGGAAATACAGCGGGCAGTAGTTCCAATGTCAATGATGTAATCGCAATAGGAAGAGGTGCAGGGATAAGTAATAACGGAACCTACTCTGTGCTTATAGGCCATGACGCTGGATATGGAAATACAGCTTATGGTGTAAACGCAATAGGTACCCGAGCAGGAGTTTTTAATATTGGAATTGAAAGTGTATTTATAGGAACTAATGCAGGTATCAGCAGTAAGGGAGAAAGAAATACATGTATTGGTTATGGAGCAGGGATGGATAATAACGGACAAGACACCGTCGCAATAGGTTGTAATGCTGGGTTAAATTCTAGCGGTATTAGAATAGTTTCTATAGGAGCACAAGCGGGTGTTTCTAACAAGGGAAATGATAATATATTCATAGGATATCAACCCGGTATAAATAGCAGCGGTATTTTAAATGTTGCGATGGGTTTCGAAGCAGGGGCGAGTAATATGGGATCGTACAATGCATTATTGGGGTATTATGCAGGGAAAAATAATAGAGGTTTACATAACGTCGGAGTAGGCACTTCTGCTGGGCAAAATACCATCGGTAATTATAATACTGCGGCTGGACTTTATGCCGGCAGTAATATTACTGGAGATTACAATGTGACATTGGGTTTCCAAGCAGGGGTGAGTAATACGGGATCAGGCAATATTGCGATGGGTAATCAAGCAGGGCGAAATAATAGAGGTGCAAATAACGTCGGAGTAGGCACTGCTGCTGGGCAGAATATTTGCGGTGATCATAATATTGCGTTAGGCACGTATGCGGGGGAAAATACTTCGGGAGGATCCAATATTGCTTTGGGAATAGATGCAGGCCGCAGTAATAAAGGAAATACAAATGTATTCATTGGTTGGTCGGCGGG